TTTAATTTTTGGGACTTCTTCCTTTAAGGTCGACGACTGTTCCTGTGTTTTCATTTTTTGCTCCTTCATCTTGTTGCAGGTTAGAGATTTCCTGACGCACTGATTCCAATGCGTTTATCTGTCCTATTATATACTTGTAAGTTTCCATATTGTCAACACCACCAGATGTTATCGATAAGGCTAACGAATCTACTCTTCTTTTAATTGCTTTAACTAATTGTGCTAGTAATTGTTCTGCTTCCATTTAACATTTCCACCTTCTCCGTGCTTGTCTGATTCGAGAATTAGGATCGTTACGTGTTTTTGCAGATGATCGTTTCAGTTGGCCTGCGCTTCTTGCACAGTACGACTTACGTCGATTTGCAGCTTTTGATCCCGGTTTCACTTTACCAGTCACGGCTGTTTTTAATTTACTTCCAGGGTTTGCTCTTCTGTAAGCAGCGACACCCTTCTTAGTCATACCTGCTCCAGATTTAGTCTTTCTATAATTACCACCTTTACCGGTAGTTTTTCTTATAGGTTTTTCGGCCATTACTTTTTACTAATTGCTTTTTTTAGCAACTTAGCTTGACCAGCATGTGTTTTTGATGCTTTTTTCAAACCTTTAATAACTTTTTTTACTTTACGTTTTTTAGAGTTATTCATTACTTTTTCTTCTTAGGTTTTTTCTTAGCCGTCTTAGCCGCTCTTTTAAAATTAGCAGCAGTTGGTGCTCCTTTAGTTCCAGGTTTTCTCATCTTCTCACCTGAACCAGCAGCGATTCTCTTTTTTTTCGCGTGAATATTCGCGTACAAACCACGTTTAGCCATTATTTTTTTCCCTTCTTCATTTTTTTCTTTTTAGGAATTATTCCTTTTGCCATTAAGATATCTTTTTTAGTAATTTTACCATCACCTGAGTGATCTGGAAATTTACTTTTTTTCTTCATCTTTTTTTTCATGCTTCTCCTTTATTGTGCATTTGCGTACGCTACACACATATGACATTTTGCTTTAAAATATCTGTGTATAGGACACGGGTCTACATGAACCGGTACATCCGGCTCAGGTACTTTTGTAAAAAATTCTACATGCTCATCAACTTCATCACACTGACATGCTTTGATGTTAAATAGTTTGCAAATAAAATTTTTAATTTTTTTAAACATTATCTTAGTATTTTACTTCTACCTCTGATAGCTGCTCCACCTTTTTTCTTTTTAGCAGATCCACCTTTTTTAAGCATTACAGCTTCTACATCTGTACTTCTTGAAGATGGTTTATTTCTATCTCTTTTTTTAGCTGCATTTTCTCTATATTTTTTAAAAGATTTAACTTCTTCTTTACCAGAATTAACTAATCTATCAAAAGCAGCATGTTTTCCTTTTACAGGATGTTGTTTATCTTTTTCGTATTTATCTTTTTGTGCTTTTTTAGCGTCTTTATATTCTTTAGATTTAGTAAAGTTTTCAAAATCTCCAGGAAATTTTCCAGCCATAATACTACCTGTTTATCTTCCCACTTTTTTTAGCTTTAGAACCAAACTTACCATATGAATCATCAGCAGAAGCTCTAAGTTGTTTCTTAGTTCTTTTCTTTTTAATTCTCATAGCAATAGATTCGTCTTTTCTATCTTTGTAACCCTGCTTTTTCTTTTTAGCAGAACCACCTTTTTTCATACCAGATGCTCCAGTTGGAAATCTGACGTTTGATCTTACTCCGTTTTGTCTCATTTTTTTCCTCCGTTTCTAAAAATTTGAGTACCCTTTATACCATATATGCTCGCGACGACAAGGATCCACAAATTTGTGAACCATGACGGGAGCTGTGAGAACATGTCAAAAAACAATTTTACTTTGTCCATAGCTGTTGGATCGTCCGATACAACTGCCCAAGCGAGCACCAACACAGGCAAACTTAAAATTATCAAAACTGCCTCGTCCTTCCAGTCCGACTGCCTAGCCTCTAAAAGTTTTCCCTGGTAAGCTTCCTGACCTTCGGCCATTTTTGTAGCGTGCATTAACTGCGCGTCTGACATAGCCATTTTAGTTCGCTGCTTGTTAGCGTAAATTTTACTACCAGCAGAAACGGCTAACTTAATTGCCGATAACCACATGTTAGTACCAAGTAGCCTTTACAGGTTTCTTTTCTTTTCTAATAGCCTTCGTTCCTTTAACATCTACACTATCACCTTGAGCAACATAGTTTCTTCCTCTAATACTTGTCTGAGATCTTGGATCTAGGTGCAAGTTTTGAGGAGATTCTTCTACAGGTACTCCGCCTTTAGCATATCCGTCTTTGTTAACGAATTGTTTAAAAGTATCTTTTGTCATATTTTTCTCCTAATTGTTAGTATACTATCTTTGTGGACCTTTCAAGGTCTTTACATCTGCAGCCTTCATAAGGTCTGATGTTAGTTTAACTTCTGCAGACATCTCTGATTTTTCAATAGCTGTATCAGCTCTTAATTTAGCTAATTCTTCATTTTGTTGTAGTTTCTTATTGTCTAATTGTTGACCTTGCATAAACTTACTTCTATCAAGATTTAATCTTGCTTCATCTTCTTTAGTTTTACGCTCTGTTTCCATAGCTTTAAGATCAACTTCTCTTTCTTTTAATTTAAGTAATGGATCATGATCAAACTGAGTAGTAATTGCTTTTTCTTCTTTCATAAAGTCTTCAGTCATTTCAGCAATTAAGATAGCTTTTCTAGCTTCTATTTTTTGAGTTATCTGTTGCAACTGTTGTTGCATTTGAGGATTCATTGTAGCCTGTTGTTGTAACTGAGGTAACATTTGAAACTCTTGTTGAAACTCTAATTGTACTTGTTCTTGTGCCATCAACGATATGTGCTCCATAATATTTTTTTCTAACGCTGCAGTAATGCTAGGATTGTTTCTGACAAAATTACTTGCCATAAAATTTAAGTGAGCTGTAACGTGTGCTCTATGATCTTGTCCCGGAAACGCTTGAAAAGGTTTCATACCCATTGCATCAATGTGTTCTAACGCCGGATCTTTTGGTTGGTTCTGTGGAGGTGGTGGTAAAATTTTATCAATATTTTTTATACCTACTGCAGTGTACATATCTCTATATGCTTCATACATATTGTGCATTTGAGGATTTGATTGAGCTAATTGTAATTGTGTTTGAGCCATAGATATTCTTTGACTCATAGAAAATATATTAGGATCAGCTACAGGTAAAACATCTACTCTGTCATCAAAATCTGTTTGTTTAATATTTCTTGCAGCACCAGGAACATCGTAAGGATATTCAGGTGGTAAGTATGTTTTAAAAACACCTGCTAATAATTTAAATTCTTGTTTTAGACCTACATAAAGTCTTTTATGGATTGCTGACATTACTCTTGAACCACGTTCTAAAAGAGCCACGGTCGTACCAACAGCGGCCTGTTGATTCCCGTCCCCAACCTGCATGTCAGCAATGGACGCGAATCTTTGTCCTGCTTGAACTACAATTCCCATTAACTGCAATAGTGTAGCTGATGGTTCTTTGTAAGGTAAGAATACGAAAGCATCTTTTAGATTACCGCCTGGAGTGTCAACATCTTTAAATTCTCCTGGTTGTATATTTGCGGCATCATCTTTTACTCTGACACCTCTTTGCTTAAATCCTGCGGGTAGGTTGGATAATGTTCCAGCGTCTAATAATTGACGGAGAGCCGCAGTTGCAGTACGACTCAATCCGCCAATCATATGAATTAATCCTAAGCCATAAAATCCTAGTCCTGGCAGAAACTTGAAGTGGACAAAATATTGAATTTTACTTTTCTTTGGATCATTGGGCGCAAAGTTTCGTCTAATAGACAAAACCTTCCTACTGCCTTCTTCGATTGTAACGATGTAAGGCAATTTTATTCCCGTTGGCTCTCCGTCGGGGCCAAGGTCTTCAAATCCTTCTAAGTCTAGATTAACGTGGCATTCTAGAATTGTGTATAAAGGATCTACTCTTTGGGATTTTGTAAGTCCTTCGACTTCTCTCTCTTTTTCTTCCAACTCGTTTGTAACTGTACCAGTTGGTTTAGTTAACTCGATGTCAGAATAAAAACCTGCAGCCATTTGCTTACGCAGATCGTTTTCCGACATCTTGATAACATGGATGACTGATTCCGCATCGTCTAATGAGGTAGCCGTGTATGGAACAACAAGATCATCCGCTGGGATGAACTTAGAAACTGCTCTTCCCAATAAATCGTCATAATAAACTTTTTTAAATGTAGAACCTGACAGTGGTAAATAAAATAACATTTGATCAAACTCAGGTTCGTATTCTTGCATTTGATCCATGATTTGATAGTTCATAAAATTTTTAACTCTTTGAGCTTGCATCTCTTTCATAGGATTAGATGCACCCATAACCATAGTTCTAACAGGTCCATCTGCTGGTAATAATTCTTTGTAAGCTAACGCTTGAAACTGTGTAACAGCTTCAGCTAAAACAGGGTGTGTTGCACCGCTTGCTCCTTGAAAAGGTTCTGTTCTATTGTCGTATTTAAATCCTAATAAACTTAAACCTTCAATGTAAGATCGTTCCCATTCTTTACGAGACATTTTGTATTCCATGTAGTCGTTTTGTAATTGACTACCCATGTCACTTGTGTCTTCTTCTGGAAGTAATTCGTTTAAGTTTGCAAAGTGGTCGCCACCTTCTTCAGGCATTGGCATTGCATTAGGGTCAAAATCAATTGTAGCCCCTTCGTCGTCTTCTGTAATTTCTACTGGTCCCTTACCTAACTCATCTGCAATATCAACCTCTTCCATCTGTTCTTTTAGAACTTCGTCTTCAGGTCGTTCGTTAGGGAGAGTCTTGTCTATATCTGCCATATATTTTCTCCTAGACTTTCTTAACTTGTTTTTGTGGTAATTTCAACCCCTGTGATAGCGGTCCTTTTTTAGGTGGCACTGCCCACCATTTAAATGCAGGGTTCTTAGCTGCAAGTGTTGGGTTTTTCTTTTTTTGTGGTTTATTTTTTATACTCATATTTACTCCTTAATCCTGTTATACCGCCTTCGGCTAATGTACCTCTGTTATTAGGGTATAACACAGGTCTTTCTTGAGATCCAAACCTATCTAAAGGTTTATAGTTTGTTTTGTACCCTGGTCCAGTTCTTTCAACAGGTTGTGCTATGTTAAATCCAAGAATTGCTTCTAATGGTAGTCCCATATTAACTAATTCTTCTATGGAAGCATCTTTAAACATTTGTTTTCTATCTTGATTAAGTTTTAGATCTTGAGAAGTAACTTTTAAATCACTACCCATATCTTTAAATTTTTTATTAGCGCCTGCAGTTATTAAATCTATTTCACTCGGCATTCTTGGACCCATTGGAAATTGTGATGCATTTAAAAAATCTGTTTCAGCCCTACTGCCAGTTAATGGAAGTCTCATAGATATATTTTTATTTAACTGTTCTTGAGATTTCATATCTTGCATTGCCTGTGCTGCACTTAGTCTAGGATTTTCACTTTGTGAATCTGCTAATCTTTTTTCAGCAAGTTTAGATTTTGCCATACTTGCATCATAAGCATTTTCTAATGCCTGTTGCGTATAGAAATCTCTACTCTCTTGTCCTATTTGAGCTGTATTTTTTAATTTATCTTTTTTTTCTTTAATTTGATTTTTTGTCATGTTTATCTGGTTAGTTAAATCACCTACATAACCAAAATCTCCACTCTCTGTCATTGCCTCTAAATTTTTTAATTTTTCTTCTAGTTTGTTAATTTCATCCGATTGATTTGTACGATCAAAAGATTGAGCAGCAATATTTTTTACGTCTTTTCCTAGAGTTCTTTCTATTTTCATCAAATCTGCTTTTTGCATAAAATCTCCAAAAAAAGAATCTGGTGTAAGATAATCTGTTGCTCTTAAAATTGCTTCAGAAGGAGTATCTCCCATAGTGACTCTTGCTGCTGATTCTAAACCAACAATTACTGCTTCAGGTAGAATAAGTCCTGACATTGCAGCACTACCTGCTTTTAATAACATAGGTCCAAGTTTAGCTAAATTTTTTAATGAAGCGTTTGATGCACCTTTCATACCGCTGTTGATTAATTTCTGACCTTTGTCAAAACAATCTCCACCTTCTGAAAAACCTGTTCTCCCACCTTCAGCAAATGCTTGTTTGCCTTTAAAATTTGGACAACCAACTAAAGCAATTAATTCTCTAGCTCTTTTATTATCGGGATCAGTAAATTCTTGAATTGTTAATGACCCTTCAGGCACCTTGATACTATAACCACTGGCTTTTGCATCTTTAACTAATCGTTGATATAAGTTTTCATCAGTTCCTAGTTTTATATTTTTTAATCTTTTAACTTCGTCAGCTGACATGTTGTTTATGTCTGCAGGTCTTTCTAATCTTGCAAGTTTAATTCCATATTCTGCTTCTAAATTAGCAGCTCTTGTATTTATTAGTTCCATTTGTTTTTTTAAAACTGAATTATATCTAGGAGTGCCTTTTGCAGCTTCAACTGCTGCTCTTGCTTTAGATAAACCTCCTTGAAAACTAGCTAAAGTTTCTGTGTTTAACTTTCCTTCCATAATATTAATAAACTGAGATACGGCCATACTTTTACTTTTTCCCGATCCAGTAACACCAGCAAACTCATCTATGTTAAATCCAATAGGACTTTTTTTAGAGTAAACTTTAATTCCATTTTTTTTTAAAATATTTTTAGCTTTATTTTTTAAATTATAAAATGTATTTTTTTCGTTTCCTAATCCTTCATCTATAAGATCTAAAGACATACTATATATTTGATTTCTACGAGGATTTCCAAATCCAGATTTTGATATAAGTTCAAACATACTATTAGAAGTTTTTTTATTTATTCTAATATCTGGACCATTTTTAAATTTATGACCACCGTATATTCTAGCTAACAGAGATTCTGCATAACCAATTTGATTTCCTGTTAAATTAAGTTTTTGCATCATGATGTTAAGGTCAGGAAGTTCTCCAGATCTATAAATAGAACCATATAAGCTGTTTATTTTTTTTACAGTATCTAATGTGCTTTTATTTAAACTATTTGCTGCTTGGGTTTCGTTCAATAAATTTTCTTTTATAAATTTTATTTGAGCATCAGTTGGTTTTTTATAGTATTTTTGTTGACCACCTGAAAACTCGTTTACAAATAATTTATCGTCAACATATTGTCCAAACGGAGATTTTTCAGCTCCAGATCTTACACCAGAAATTTTTTGCTTATCAAAAGCTCCATAGTCTTCCCCTAATTTTTCTTTTAAAAAATCACCTAGTTCTTTCCTACTTAAAAGATTTTTAGTTTGATTATATTGATCAAGTCTTTTATCAAAATCTCTTAACCAATTACCTCTGTCAAAAATTCCATAGTCTTCCCATTTACCTACCTTGTCGGCCATAGTAGCGTCCCACAATTTTTGTTGTTCTTTTGTTAGAGGTCTAACATCACCTTTCTTTTTAAAACCTGGAATACCTTCACCAGTTATTATTCCTAATCTAATTTTAGATCTGCTAAAACGACTTGAATTATTATATTCTTTTAAAGTTTTTTTATCAGACCATGTTTCACCTAAAGCTTTACTTTTATTTTTACCCCAATTTAAAACATTCTTTTTTTCTGTTTTATCTAATACTTTTTTTCCTCTTCCAAATTCCATCCGTCCACCATCAGCTGCAGGGTTACGTTGACTAAACTCAAATATAGCTTGTGGTGTTTTTATTTCAGGTTGAGGTATTTCTGAACCATACTTCACGGTCCCTGAACCAAATTTCTTATTCATCTCTTCTTTAATTTTATCTGTCTCAGCACTTGCTAGTCTAAAAGCTTCTTCGTCTTCTTTAACTAGTTGTTGAAACACACCACGACTGTCTTGTGAATTTAGTGCGTAGTTCTTAAACCATCCCTGTGCTTTAAAATAATCGTTGCTCATAATTAATTTGGATCTGGGTTTATATCATCAAATTGTACAAAATCTCCTTGAGTATCTGTTACAAAATCTGAAGGATCATTTTCCATTTGTTTTAATATTTTTTTTCTTTTAACTGTTTCAACAATGTCTTTTGTAAGAGTTTTTTGACCCCCTAGTTCTGCAAGTTCTGTTGTATCAGAAAATAAATTACCGACATTGTCTGTTACGTTTTCTCCCATCTCAATTTCATAGTCATCAGGTCCGTAAGCTTTTCCTTCTGGGATAGATTCAACTGCTTCAAACTCATCTGCAGGTTTAACACCTTTAGTTCCTTCATCAGCAACACCTGGGACGTATCTCATATTAACACTTTCACCAAGTGCAGTGTTATCACCCATGTAATTTACGTCGATATTACCTGTTCTATCAATTGTAACATCAACTTTACCAGTTGGTGTGTCTAATGACTTAACAGTTTGACCATCCATCGTTGCAGCTTTTTTAGTAATGTCTACACCATCTGCTAAAACTTTATTAACCATTCCTTCAAACCATGCCGGTGCACCAGATCCTTCTGCTGCTGTAAATAATTTAGGAGCAGCTTTAGTTGTAGTTTTACCTAATAATTTTAACGCACCTGTTTTAAATGCAGCTACAGCCGCACCTGTTCCAGCTAATACTTTTAAAAATCCTCTACGAGCTAAATTAACTCCACCACCGCCAACGTAACCTTGTCTTAGTCCAGCAACACCACCCTCTGCTAAACCTGCTAAACTTTTAGGAAGTATATCTTTAAATTCTTGCTGTCTTAATATTTCGTCAATTTTGTTTTTATTTCTTCTTATAATTTTAATAACAGTTTCTCTATCCACACCTTGTTTTCTAAGTTCGTTACCTTTTTTTATCATTTCATTATATAAAAATTGATTACTATCTTTACCTGTACCGTACATACCTTTTAAGTATGTCATTGAGTCTTCTTCAAATTTATCGGTGTTGTAAAAATCAGGAGAACTTGTTGTAGTGTCAACCATCATAGAATCAGACGGTTTAGCTAATAGACCTTCGTTAAACGGAACTCTAGTATTGTCATTATCTTCACCTAATAAATAATTTAAACCTGTTGATGTAGTTGCTTGTGATCCAGGGGCCGTGATTCTTGTTCTAGACATCAAGGCATCTGAACCATGGCCAATGTCTGATAGATCTGGTTCAATCATTGCTTGACCACCACCATAATAACCATTTCTTAATTTAGTTATACCACCATCAGCTTGTTTAGTTCTATTTGAATTTTTAAAAGCATTTATAATGTCGTCAACACTCATTCCTTTTTTTTCCATTTCCATTGCTTCACGCATGGTTTGTTTTACTTCTGCTATTCTTTGTGGATTGGTATCGGCTAAAATAAGTCTAACATTTTCATCTGAGATTCCAGGAAACTCTCTTTTTAAATCTTCAGCTGGAGAAAGGTCAGCGCTGCCAGTTACATTTTTTTCTAACTGACCAGCTGCTTTCATTTCCTCATATTTAAGAGCATCTTTCATGTTAGTTGGATCTAGGCCAAGACGTTTCATGTTTTCTGATTCTCTCATACCTTCTTCCATAGCTTCACTCATAGCTTTTTTAAATTCATCATCACCACCCATAGTGATTCCTTTAATACCACCTTCTGAGTCTTTGAATACTTGTGTGTTTGATTTAGGTGCAAATAAATCTCTTTCTAAAACATCATCTTCGTCAAAATATTTTGTTCTTTCTTTTATACTACCTTCAACAAACAAATTATCTGGATCACGTTGAAATATAAAATCGTTAGAACCTTCTACAATATCGTTAATATCATCATCTGTTAGTTTTAAATTTTTATACTTGCCAGTTTTACCAATAACTTTATTAACTTCTTTCATCGCGTCCATTGGAGTAAACTTAGTTGTAATATATTCTACAATTTCTTGAACTATTTTTTTTAGTCCACCACCACCTGCAAAACTTGCACGTCCACCTTTTGCAAAAGGTACATCGTCATCTGGAGTTGGAGTTATTACTTCATCTGTTAATAATAAAGTTCCGTCACCAACATATTTTTTATCTTTAACTTTTAAAATATCTTCACCCATCTTACTTCTAAAAATAGATTCGTAATGATTAAAACTTTCACCTGTTTCAAACGCACCAGGAAACGTTCCAGCTCTTTTGTAAGCTTCGTCACCGTAAATTTTTTTAAATACTTTTATCGGATCATCTTCCATCATTGGAGAATATTCCATAACTCTAAATTTGTCTGTTTCGTCTAATTTAATTCTACCATTCTTATATTCATTTTTTAAAAATGTTCTAATAGCAGTTCTAAGTTGACCTTCTTCGTGCATGCTACCACCAAGATATTTTGGTTCTTTTTTCTTTAATGGATTGCCACCTGTTTCAAGAAATGTTTTTAAATCATCCTCTGCACTTTTTAATCCTTTTTCTGCATCGTCTTTCATAGTCTTTGCAGTTGATTGTAAACTCTCAATATCGTCTTTAAGACTTCCTATACCTTCTTCAAATTGTTTTGATGCTACTATGTCTTTTTTAAGAGGACCTCCTAAGTCTTTATAGTCGTTTAGATTATTTAAAAACGCCATTTTTTCTGCATCAGTTGCGTTAACTATATACTGAGCTTCTTCTTCAATAAGTTTTAACGCAGTTCCAAAATCACCGCCTTCGCCTCTGATAGATTGAATAGCGTTTGGTTTAAACATTGTAG